ATCAGGAAAATCTAAAAGGGATAAATTAATTAGTTCAGGAGTATTAGGAATAATATCTAATTTACTAATTTTAATAATAAGTTCTTGTTGTTCTTTTAACCAAGCATCTAGATTAGTGATATCTAAATTATTGTGTAAACTGGGATTGTCTTTAACTAATTTACTCCGTAACTTAATAGCTTGGATAAATTTAAAGTAAATTGTCTTGTCTTTACTTTTAGTAGTTTTCCAGCAAATTTTCTTTTTCACTGGATAAGATAATTTACATTCTACCACGAAATGTTGATTATGTGTCGTTGTACCTGTAGAAGTAGTAAAAGTCTTAGTAGGTTTAAATTGAATGTATTTAGGAATATCGTTTTCATTAAATAGACACTCTTGTGGTAATTTTCTAGTAGTTCTAGTATTTTCATTTCTATTAATATTTTGTTGGGTTTGATTACATATTCTCAAGTTGGAAATTCTGTTATCAAGAGTATCTCTATTAATATGGTCTACAGAATTGATTTTATTATCTGTATTCAACGCAGATTTTTGACCGTAAAAATCCATAAGATGTTGGTGTAGATATCTAAATTGTCTTTTAAAAGTAGTACCAACATATCCATTTGATAAATAATACCAAGTAGGTGTTAATGTGTTATCTTGGTAGTGAATATTTAAGATTTTTGGTAAGGAAGATTTAGAAAATTTAGTGAAATGTTTAGTATTATTATCCCCATTAACTTCTAAAATATAATATTCATCATTTGGATTAGAATTATTTTTAATTAGATAATAAGGATTAAATACCTTACCTGCTAATTTCCCTTTTGTTATTAAATGACCTTTAAATGCTTTTATTAATACTAAATTATTATGTTCTAAATAGGATGAAATATTTTTAATATCCATATTGAAAATTAAGATAAAAAGCGGAAATGACTAGGAATAATTATTTTAATTCCGGTAAGTAAAGTAAAATTAGTAATATATTAATTTAATTAATCAATTTTATCTTTAAATTAATCAATTAACATAATTACTTTTGAAAAAATAAAAACACATTGATAAACACCTTAGTTAGAGTATGCGAGACCTCCCATACCACTCATTACACGGAGTACATTGTAGTTAACGGCGAAGACTTTAAGGACACCAGCAGTAGAGAAGGCAGTATCGTCTACACCAGTTAAAACTAAGGTGGCGTTATCGATACGAGAGAAGTTGCAAGTACCAGATGGTTGATGTTCTTCGGGGTTAAGAGCAAATGAGTAAACATTAATGTCTTGGGCTTGATCGTGAGTAAGAGAGTTATCGGGACCACCAACTCTGCCGGCAATACGAGGACCATGTGTGTGATGTTTGTAGGGTTGGACTTTAGTAAAGTATTCAACGCGACGAGCGGTAAATCTATCGTGTCCGTTAAGTTGAAGTTTGGCAGTAGAGGAAGCACCTAATGTGGTAAATTGGCAAGGTTCAGAGGCATCGTCACCAGAAGCACGCTTTTGTGTTGAAGTTTGACCAACCCAAACTAATTCTTTAACAGGATGGTTAAAGTTTAATTTAATGTTGTTGGCACCAGATGAAATAGTTTCATCACCAGTAAATTGAACTTGTTCGATGAGGTATTCGTGACTGACTTGGGCGAAACGACGACGTTCATCGGTATCAAGGTAGATGTAGTCAACCCAGAGTTTGATGGTATTTAATTGAGCGTGGTTTGTAGTACTTTCTAAATTGCTTTGAGTTTCTAAGTCAAGGTTGATTTTGACTTCGTGGTATTGAAGGGCAATAAGAGGAAGAGCAAGACCAGGGTTGCGGTTAAACCAGAACATAAGGGGAACATCAAGTTTAGTTTTAGGAGCAAGACCATCTGCTTGATTACCAACCATTTCATCGTAAACACCACGTTTACCTTCTGGAACTGAAAGTTCAGACCAGATATTCATCCATTCACCATATTGACGGTCGATTAATTGACCACCAATTTCAACTTCGACTTGTTTGACAAGGGCATTACCAAGACCATAAACGGCAGTGGTACCAGTACCTGTGAAATCACATTCAAGCCACATATCTTTGATTAAATCACCATTACGGCTAATAGTAGCAGTAACGCGGTTACCAAGATTGGCATTACCGTTGAAAGTTTGTTCGATGGATTCCATAGCGAAGTTAGTGTGTCTGCGGTAGACTACTTTAAAGAAAGTAATTTGTGGGTTACCAGTAAGGTAGATATCTTGAGCGCCATAGGCGACGAGTTGCATAAGACCTCCTCCCATTTTAGATTGTTAATATTCAGATAAGAAGTAAAGATAAAAAAAGTTGAGATAAATTTATAAGTATTACTAAACACTAAGATTAATATTAAAAATAATTAATTTATTAATAAATAAATAATTTATGTTGATACATTAATAATATAGTATTTTACTATTCATTTCTATATTAGAATTTATTATTTATTTTTATCGATATGATAATTTCCCTGTGTTATTATGTTATTTATTCATATTATTATTAGTTCGATTAAATTATATAAATATTAATTTTGATTAAAAATTTATTTATTTTTTTTTGATTTATTGATAATTGTAATAGTACATTTGTTAATATTTTAACAGAAGGATTAAATTGGAATAAATATAACTAAATGAATTAATTTTGTTAATATTATTAAAATGAATTAAATTAGAATGAAATTAATTATTTTTACAAATGATAGAAAATAAAAATATAAAACGTTTTAATTAATTACAATTATCAAGGATAAAATACATAGATAAACTTCTTAATTAGAATATGCGAGACCACCCATACCACTCATGACACGAAGGACATTGTAGTTAACAGCGAAGACTTTAAGGATACCACTAAGACCAGATGGAAGATTAGATAATTGAAGTGTGGCATTATCGATACGAGAGAAGTTGCATGTACCAGAGGGTTGGTGTTCTTCAGGGTTAAGGGCGAAGGAGTAAACGTAAATGTGTTGTCCATTATCTTCAGTAAAGGCAACTTCAGCAAAATCATCACCAAGATCAGCAGTATCTGTGTCTGTTAAGTTGCTTACTACATGAGCAGCTAAAGCAAGAGTACGGTCAGCACGTGGCATGTGTGTGTGGTGTTTGTAAGTTTGAACACGACCAAAGTATTCCATACGACGTTCAGTAAATCTATCATGACCATTGAGTTGAAGTTTAGCAGTAGATGGAGATCCAGCAGTGCTGTTTACTAAAGAAGTAAATTTGCATGGTTCAGTAGGTAATGTAGAGGCACCATTACCACCACGTTTTTGAGTAGCAGATTGATGTACCCATACTAATTCTTTGACAGGGTGGTTAAAGCTAAGATCAACACGTTTAGATGTAGAAGATAAAGATTCATCACCAGTAAATTGAACTTGTTCGATGAGGTATTCGTGACTGACTTGAGCGAAACGTCTGCGTTCATCAGTATCAAGGTAAATGTAATCAACCCATAATTTCATATTACGTAAAGTAACAGTTTGAGCAGCATCACCACGTGATAAGTTATCTGAGCTTTCAATATCAAGGTTGATTTTGACTTCGTGGTATTGAAGGGCAATAAGAGGAAGAGCAAGACCAGGATTGCGGTTAAACCAGAACATAAGAGGTACGTCTAAACGTTCTCCAGGGTCGGTAGGAGCACCTGGAGAAGTTGGGTTAGTGGTATCTGTATCAGTATCACGTGTATTGGCAACATTACCAACCATTTGATCGTAACCAACACGTTTACCTTCAGGGACGGAAAGTTCGGACCAGATGTTCATCCATTCACCGTATTGACGGTCGATTAATTGACCGCCGATTTCTACTTCGACTTGTTTGACAAGGGCGTTACCAAGACCATAAACACTACCAGTTACGGCACTGAAATCACATTCGAGCCACATATCTTTGATTAAATCACCGTTACGGCTAATAGTGGCAGTGACACGTTTGTTAAGAGCTACGTTACCGTTGAAAGTTTGTTCAATGGATTCCATAGCGAAGTTAGTGTGTCTGCGGTAGACTACTTTAAAGAAAGTAATTTGTGGGTTACCTGTAAGGTAAATATCTTGAGCACCATAGGCGACGAGTTGCATAAGACCTCCTCCCATTTTAGATTGTTAATATTCAGATAAGAAGTAAAGATAAAAAAAGTTGAGATAAATTTATAAGTATTACTAAACATTAATATTAATATTATAAAAATTAAATTATTAAAAAAATAAATTTATTATCAAAATATACTCATATTATAATTAATTTAATACAATTATAATATTATGTAAAATATTTATTTTTATCGATACCTAAAAGTATAACAAAAAAATACAAAAACAATATGTGTAATACATATTTTTAAATAATGATTATTCCTAAAATAATTAATTTTAAAAATAAATTATTATTTTAATTAATAAAATGATTTCTCAGCATTTTTCTAATTACCATAATATTTTTGAAGGGATAAAAGAGATTGATTATTTAATAAGTCAAAATAATAAATATTTAATCTGGATAGACAACACAAATTGTCAAATAAATTGGTTATTTTTACCAGGAATTACACAAAATTTTCATAATAGAAAATATGAAGAAACTAATAATGCTAATAATGATATTTTAGAAGAAAACAATATTTTAATTAATGAATATGAGGTTATAACATTAAATCATAGTAGTAATACTATTTATTACAGTTTCCAATTTGGGGAAATGGTAGTGGTTGATTTTTGTTGTAAAGGAAATATATTAAGTATATTAATTGGCGATTTTGACCCTTATGTTTTTATCATTGATTTAGACTTAAATTTAGTGTTAGCAGGTCTTCACTTAGAAGTTTTTCATAAAGTATTAAAAATATATTATTCACCTTCTGGAAATAGATTAACGGCATATACGCTAGATAATAAAATTTACTTATATGATATTTCTTTTATTCATCAAAGACAACATCAATCATTACAACAAACAAATAATACACAAATAAATAATACACAAATAAATA